GGACTGCGGAAGAGGTTGATTTATCAAATGATATTAGAGATTGGGAAAACTTATCAGATAATGAGAGATTTTTCGTAAAAAACGTCTTATCATTCTTTGCGGCATCCGATGGTATTGTTAATGAAAATTTGGCAGAAAACTTCTTAAAAGAAGTCCAATACCCTGAAGCAAAATTCTTTTACGGATTTCAGTTAATGGCAGAAAATATTCACTCTTTAATGTATTCATTACTTATTGATACCTATGTGTCAAACCCACAAGAAAAAGATGAATGCTTTCACGCTATTGATAGATTACCTGCGGTACAAAAAAAGGCAAAATGGGCTTTAAATTGGATAGAGAACTCAACATTTGAAGAAAGATTAATTGCTTTTGCGGCGGTTGAAGGTATCTTTTTTTCAGGTTCGTTCTGTGCTATTTTTTGGTTAAAGTCTCGAGGTATTTTACAAGGACTATGTAATGCAAACACTTTGATTTTCAAAGATGAGAACTTACACTGTGACTTTGCAATTCATTTATTAAATAATCACATTGAAAACAAACCAAGTGAGAAAAGAATTAGAGAAATTTTATTATCCGCATTAGAGATTGAAAAAGAATTCATTATTGAGTCATTACCAATATCTTTAATTGGGATGAATTCAAATTTAATGAAACAATATCTTGAATTTGTTACTGATGGTTTATTACTTAAACTTGGATGTAAAAAAGAATTTAATGTGGACCAACCATTTAAATTTATGGAACAAATTGCGGTAGAAACAAAAGGTAATTTTTTTGAATCAAGGACTATGGAATACCAAAAAGCTAAATTGAACGAAACATTGTCATTTACGGATGATTTTTAAATAAAAATATATGATGTCATTAAAAATTAAAAAAAGAGGGGGCGATGAGGTGTCCTTTAATCCTCAGAAAATTTATCAGAGAGTTAAGAAAGCCGCTAAAGGGTTAAATGTTAATTCTGATGAAATTTTTATTAAAGTTATTACTTCGGTACCTACCGAGGGTAGTATAACAACAAAAGAGTTAGATAAGTTAGTGTACGAAATTGCGGCGGCATATACTGGTAGTCATCACGATTATTCAAGATTAGCTTCATCAGTTGCAATATCTTCATATCACAAAGAAACTAATCATAGTTTTAGTGAAACAATGACAGAATTGTACAATAATGGTATTGTTAATGAGATATTAATGAAAACTATTGAAAAATATGGTTCAGAAAATATTGATAAAATAATTAATCATGAGAATGATTATAATTTTGATTATTTTGCTTGGCGCTCATTACAAGAAATGTATTTGTTAAAGTTATCTAGTGGTAAGGTTATTGAAAGACCACAACACATGTATATGAGAGTTGCCTTATGGGTGACTAAAACATTTGAAGAGGCAGTTGAATATTACAATTCATTATCAAATCAATTGATTTCACCAGCAACACCTATCATGATTAATGCGGGGACAAAGACACCTCAGTTAGCGTCATGTGTATTACATTACAATAATTCCGATTCCCGCAAAGGTTTATTAGGGACATTGAGTGACATTTCAACGTACTCCTCTGACGCGGCAGGTATCGGACTTTCAATGTCAAATATTAGAAGTAAAGAAAGTAGAATTTCAAGTTCAGGAGGATTTGCGGGTGGACTTTTAAAATATTTAAAAATAGTTAATGAGTCACTTAGATTCTTTAACCAACAAGGTCGTAGACCAGGTAGTGCTGCTATCTATATTGAACCTTGGCATAAAGATATTATTGATTTATTAGAGATTAAGAAAAATACAGGTTCGGAAGAAATGAGAGCTCGTGATTTATTTACCGCACTTTGGATTCCTGATAATTTCATGCGAGCGGTTGAAAATAATGATGATTGGTATTTATTCTGCCCTAACGACATTATCTCAAATAATATTAAACCATTACAAGAGTGTTATGGAAATGAGTACGAAGAAAATTATAAATTAGCTGTCAGCAAAGGTCTTGGTAAAAAAGTTAAGGCTCAAGATATTTGGAATAAAATTATTGAATCTCAGATTGAAACTGGAGTCCCTTATTTATGTTCTAAAGATAATGCGAATAAGAAAACAAATCACCAAAATATTGGTGTAATTAAACAATCTAATTTGTGTAACGAGATTTATCAATTTACTGATGAGAATACTACCGCAATTTGTACCTTGTCTTCTATGGTTTTAAAGAACTTCATTATTGACGGTAAATTTGACTTTAGATTATTATACAGTGAGGTTAGAAAAGTTGTTAGAGCTTTAAATAAAGTTGTTGATATTAATAGCTACTCCACTGAAAAAGGACGTAAAGGTGGTCTTGAACAAAGAGCAATTGCGATTGGAACTCAAGGTCTTGCGGATGTCTTTTATCTAATGGATTATATTTTTACTTCTGAAGAAGCAAAGTCATTGAATAAAGATATTTTTGAAACTATCTATTATGCGGCTATCAGCGAAAGTAATGAATTATGTAGAACTGAAGAATACCAACCATACAAATTCTTTGAGGGGTCACCAATGTCTAAAGGAGAATTCCAATTTGATATGTGGGGATTAAAAAAAGAAGGTTTATCGGGTTATTGGGATTGGGACACGTTAAAAGAAGACGTTAAAAAATATGGGGTATGTAACTCTTTATTTACGGCACAAATGCCTGTTGCGTCTTCAGCTAAAATCACTGGGTCTTTTGAAATGACAGAACCGGCTCACTCAGCTTTGTTTAATAGACGTGTTGTTGGTGGAGAAATTTTGATTGTAAATAAATATTTAATCAATGATTTTGAAAAAATTGGTATTTGGTCTGAGGATTTAAAAAATGAAATAATTATGAATGAAGGTTCAGTTCAAGGGATTAACTTTAACCATTATTTAGACCCTGAAGACAAAAATTACAATAAAAAAGTTAAACGTATTGAACATCTACTTCCTAAGTACAAAACTATATGGGAAATTTCCCAAAGAGATTTGATTGATATGGCTGCGGATAGAGGTCCTTTTATTGACCAATCACAATCAATGAATATCTACATGTCAGCACCAACATTACCTAAAATTTCTTCGGCACATTTTCATGGATGGAGACAAGGATTAAAAACTCTTTGTTATTATGTTAGAACTAAGGCGATTTCTACAGGAGCAAAACATTTAGCTATGGACATCTCTAAAGTTGAAAAACCAAAGATTGAAAAACAAATACCAAAATTGGATGTTATACCTTTTGACCCAACAATTAAACCAAAGGATTCAGAATTTGAATGTTTTGGATGTGGGTCTTAATATAAAATAGAAAATTACAACATTAATCACGGCAAACTGTCGTGATTTTTTATTTTACTCTATTTATAAGAAATAATCACGACACTATATTTATTGATATGGCAAATGGAACTACATATGGGATTAATTTTCCTTTTAGAGATTCTTATGATGGTAAGTATTTAGACCTTTCTGAGGTAAATGATGAAGAAATCAGAACTGATTTAATTCATCTTTTATTGACTAGAAAAGGTACTCGATATTATTTACCTGATTTTGGTACAAGACTATATGAGTTTATATTTGAACCTTTAGATGGACCTACGTTTTCAGAAATTGAAGCGGAGATTAGAGCCTCTGTTGAAGAGTATATTCCAGGAATAACAATTACTAAGATTGACATAAGTGCGGCTTCCGAAGGGGAGGAAAATAAAGGTACTTATATAAACGACAACGACGAAAGAGTTTACCGAGTTTCTGATATTGGAACTTTAGAACATACTGCAAGAGTTAAAATTGATTACATCATTACTAATGATGCTTTTAACAATTCAGATTTTGTAATTATAAATATTTAATGATATATGGCTAACAAGAAAATATCATACACAACTAGAGACTTCCAATCAATTAGAACTGAGTTAATAAATTTTACAAGAACTTATTATCCTGACACTATTGATAACTTTAACGACGCCTCAGTTTTTTCAGTATTGTTGGACTTAAACGCAGCTGTAACTGACAACTTACAATTTAACATTGATAGAAGTGTTCAGGAAACTGTATTACAATATGCACAACAAAGGTCATCAATTTTTAATATTGCAAGAACTTACGGATTAAAAGTTCCTGGGCTTAGACCGTCAGTCTCATTAGTTGACTTTTCAATTACGGTACCCGCATTTGGGGATAAGGAAGATTTAAGATACTGTGGTATCTTAAGAAGAGGTTCCCAAGCTAATGGTGCTGGTCAAGTTTTTGAAACAATTTACGATATTGACTTTACATCAGCAATAAACGCCGAAGGTTATCCTAATAGATTAAAAATACCTAATTTTGATTCTAATAATAAATTAATTAATTATACCATTGTTAAAAGAGAAACTGTTGTTAATGGTATTACAAAAGTTTTTAAAAGAGTTATAACATCGTCTGATGTTAAACCATTTTTAGAAATATTTTTACCTGAAAAAAATGTATTAGGGGTTACAAGTGTTTTATTAAAAGATGGTACGCAATACGCTAATATTCCTACTACCCAAGAATTTTTAGGTTCCAACAATAGATGGTATGAAGTTAAAGCGTTAGTTGAAGATAGAGTATTTATTGAAGACCCAACAAAAGTTTCTGATAATCCGGGAATTAAAGTGGGTAAGTACGTCCAAACAAATGATAAATTTATTACTGAGTACACACCTGAAGGATTTTTTAAAATGACATATGGTGGTGGTAGTCAATCTGCGGATGAACAATTAAGGGAGTTTGCAAAAAATGGGTTCACATTAGATTTAAATAAATATTCAAATAACTTTGCTTTAGGTAGTGTTCTTAAAGCTAATAGCACCTTATTTGTACAATACCGAGTTGGTGGTGGAACAGGAACTAATTTAGGTGTTAATATTATTAATCAAATAGGTACAGTTTCATTCTTTGTTAATGGTCCGTCAGAATCAGTTAATACAAGTGTTGTTAATTCATTACGTTGTACTAACGTTGTTGCGGCAATTGGTGGGGCAAATTACCCAACAACAGAAGAAGTTAGAAACTTAGTGGCATTTAACTTTGCCGCTCAAAATAGAGCCGTAACGGTTAATGACTACGATTCTATAATTAGAACAATGCCGTCACAATTTGGGGCACCTGCTAAAGTTGCGATTACCGAAGAAAATAATAAAATTAAAATTCAGATGTTATCTTATGACGAATCTGGTAATTTAACTGAAATTGTGTCAAACACATTAAAAAATAACGTTGCTAACTACCTATCAAACTATAGAATGATTAATGATTACATTTCTATTCAAAGTGCTAATGTTGTTGATTTAGGTGTTACTATTGATGTGGTATTAGATAATAGTCAAAACCAAGGAGCGGTTATTTCTCAAATAATTACTATTGTATCTGAGTTCTTTAGTCCTGGTAACAGACAGATGGGGGAAAATGTGTATGTTTCCGACCTTAGAAGATTAGTCCAAAGTGAAAACGGGGTTATTGCGGTTTCAGATATGTTATTCTTTAACAAGGTTGGTGGTCAATATTCTTCATCACAAACATCACAATCTTATATAGACACTAATACGAAACAGATTGGTTTAGTTGATGACACTATTTTTGCCGAACCAAGTCAGACCTATCAAATCCGATATCCCAACAAAGATATCAACATCAGAGTCAAAAATCTAAAAACGGTTAATTTTTCTTGATAATTTATTTTCAAAATAAATGAATTATCATTTGAAAATAGTATATAAACTATTTATCAAAAAAAGACCAATATGTCCAACTCGTATAGAATAAGAACCAAACCTGGTGTTGATAGTTCAATTAAGATTTTAATTGACCAAGAGTTTGAATATTTAGAGATTCTTTCTCTAAAAATATTACAAAGCCAAATTTACACAAGACAGTGTTCCGACTATGGAGTTATTGTTGGTAGAGTTAGTATTAATAATGGTTTTGGTATTCCTAACGCAAAAGTATCTGTTTTCATACCTTTGGACAGTATGGACGAAAACGACCCTGTTATTTCTGAGTTATATCCTTACAAAACTTTATCAGATTTAAATGAAGATGGGTATAGATATAATCTATTACCTTATAAACAACAACATCCAGGTCATAATCCTACGGGGACCTTCTTTACAAGAGAAGATGTGTTAATCAACCCAACTCTTATTGAAGTTTACGACAAGTACTATAAGTATAATGCGATAACTAATGACAGTGGGGATTATATGATATTTGGGGTGCCTGTAGGGGCTCAAACGGTTGTTGTTGACCTTGACCTTTCAGATATTGGTGAGTTCTCTTTAGCACCACAAGATTTAATTAGAATGGGGATTACTACAGAATCACAAGTTTCTGGAACAAACTTTAAATCATCTACAAATTTACGAGAATTACCTCAAATCATTACTTTCGTTAGAAACCTTGAAGTTGAACCATTATGGGGTCAACCTGAAATTTGTAATTTAGGTATTACAAGAACTGATTTTGATTTATCCGCAGAATTTAATATTAACATTACACCTACCGCGATTTTTATGGGTTCTTTAGTATCATCTATAGAAGAACAGTATGTTAAGAAGAGTTGTAAACCAACCTTAACCTCAGGGGCACTTTGTTCTTTAGTTGCGGGGCCTGGTGAGATATTAGCAATTAGACACACAATTGCTCAAGATTCTAACGGACGACCTATATTAGAAACAATTGATTTGGAATCAGGGGGACAAGTTATTGATGAAAATGGTACTTGGCTTGTGGATTTGCCGATGAACTTGGATTATGTTATCACTAATGAGTTTGGTGAACAAGTTATTTCAGACGACCCAAAAAATGGTATCCCAACAAAAGGTAGGTATCGATTTAAAGTTAAATGGAACCAATCACCATCAGTTTCTGCTGACCCTATTAAAAGGGGGTATTTTTTAGTTCCAAATATTAAAGAGTACGGGTGGAGAAAAACTGGAAATATTAACGTAGACCCACTTACTAATAATACCGCAACTATCTTAAATCGAGACGCCGCGCAAAGGTCATACGCATTCAGTTTAGATTGGGCGGATTATGGATTAACGGGGACATCCATGGGTAATCAAATGATTGATGAGGCGATTAGGTGTGAAGATAAATTTTACGAGTTTCAATACAATAAGGTTTATACTGTGTCACAATTAATTACTCAATATAGAAATGGGTATGGTAATTGGAGAATTATTGCGATAAAAGATATTTTAGATAGCGATGTTAACTGTTCTAGCGACAATAATAAGTTTCCAACAAATGATGCGGTTTATAGATTTGATTTACTTTATCTCTTATTCACAATAATGATGTTTGTGTTTAGACCGATATTATATGTGTTATTACTAGTAGTACACATTTTAGCTTTTTTTTTAATGATTGTTGGCCCTATATTAGCAATCATCGCGGTAATCGTTATTCTTATTGTTATTACTGTCTGTACACTTATTAATGGGATTATATGGATTATTAACATCTTAGGTAGTTTAGATTATTTGGATTGTCCTGATGGTGGTGATATTGAGAGAGCGGTTGACCTCCTGTTAAATTTATATAAAAAATTTACTAATTTAAGACTCCCTAATTTATCATATCCCGACTGTGAATTCTGTCAATGTACTGATGGAGACGCAATCACAATTGACGTTTCACAGTATCCATCTGCGGTGGCTAGTACTCAACAAACCGCTCAAGAAGCCGGAATTAACGCAGTTTTAACCCCCTTTGAACTTTCAACAAGCTATAACGCGACCTCACCATTTAATACGGATAACCTTGTTTATGAAAGTTTATTTGCGGGCACACCATTAGGTAACGCTAACCAAGCAAATAATCCATTAAAAGCTCAAACACGTACACCGCAAATTAAAAAAGTGACGGGTGGTGGGGGTAATCAAGGTAATGATTATGAGTTTACAACAAGTTTAACTCAAGCGGAAAGATTAAATTTATTTAATACTAAAGCAAAGTTTTTCAGAAACGACATTAATAATAATCCTGGTGGCGGTGTTAATATAATTAACGTTTCATTTAATCCTAACGATATTGGTGTTACTCACCAAGATAATGTTATTGTACTTATGGTAGAACCTGGCTCGGCGGACACTTTTCTACCGGGTAATTTAATAACTTTTCAAGACCCTACAAACTCTACTGACCCTAATATAACAGGGTTTACGTCTATTAATGATTATGGTACTACAAGTAGTACAGGTACTACGGTTAATAATAAACCAGGTAGTACTTCAAATGTTGGTAATATTACAGTCCAATATGCCGATTATGCCAATGCTAATGGCCCTGCATTGACTAAAACATATACTAGTCAACAAGCTGAGGATGATGTGCAGTACGCAAAATTCCCAATGGATGTTGAGTATTTCCAAGTAATTACCGCACAGACTTATTCCGACTATTTGACAATATGTAACCAACCAGGAAGTTTTGGTACTTATCATGGTTTAAACAATAGATTTATTGATAACCATATGAAGTTCAATAGAATTTATGGTAAACCTTTTAGTTTAGGATTTTGGATAAATGAGTTAAATATTAATTATCCCACTGGATTTCCACTATTAAAACCTAGTACTTATTTCCCTGAATTTAATGAACAAATTGTTGTTTTTTTAGTTAGAGGGGTTGACCCGTATTCTACAAGAAGTAATTGTGAATACGACCTCAGTGTTTTGTATGGTGATGTTGTGACAGCTTCTTCAATTTCTAATACATGGGGTTTTACTAACAGAGTAAAAGTTACTAGTGGTGTTGGTGGGGCACCTAAATATCATTTAAATCAACCAATTAAACCTGGTTTTAAAAATATTAGACATAATTTAACAAATAATTTTGATACCGATACTTATAGTAACCAAAATTTATATTTTGATTCCTTCCATTATCAACCGAGTCCGACTGGCCCCGCGGCTTTTAGTGGATTTAATTCTAATTTACAAACTTACTATTCTTCATTAGATAATGGTAGTATGTTGTTCACACCTCAAGTTGGTACTCCTAATTTAGATACTGGTTTTAATTCTGACACAACTTACGGTGTTAATGTTGATGGTAACATTAATTACTTTGCTAGAGAATTTAATTCACAACCAGGTTTATATGACCCAAATACATATAACTACCTCGCTCCCATAAATCCTTATAATGTTCCAAACACTAATTTTCCAAACACTGTAAGTCGTGGATATTACGATAATGAAATTATTGAAGGAGGGTCTGGAATGTATTGTCAAACTTTTGTAAGAAGTCTTAGCACACCAGCAGCTATGGGTGGAACCTACGACTATAATTCATATTATTATGCACCAAAATACCCTATTGCTAACATGTCATATAATTTGGGTGGTGCTCGAAAAATAATAATGAGGTCAGATAGATTACCTACATCTACTACATTACAAAATAATTTAAATAATAGTTTTGCATTACATAACAATGTTAATTTCTCAGTATATTCGATTAGTGATGATGGTACTTCAGTGCAAGCTCAAGGTGTTGGTGGTGGACAATCGGGAAGTATAACGGGTAATACTGCGGACTCATTAAGTGATGGTGAGACGGAACCTCAAATTATTAGTTCTGTTATTGACTCATTCAACTGTGGGGCGATGATTAATTTAGATTGTTATAAAGAGGTTAATGGTGAGTTAGTTGTTGACTATACCGGACCTTGTGGGTATACCTTTTGGAATCAGAAACTGGTAACAAAGGGATGTTATACTTTTGTAACTACAATTTTTTTATCATTAGTCTCAGACTTTAAATTATTAACCGAGTGGGTTAGTCGTTTATTAATAACATTTGCCGCATGTCGAAACGTGTGGGGGCATCTGTTCACAAATAATTGGATTAATGGTACTTTATACGCATTTAATTTTAATAATGATGTCACATTTACATCTCCATTATCACCAAATCCAAATCAAGCAAGATATTCTTATTGTGATGATGTGGTTATATTTCATAATACTACTAACACATTTTATTATCGAAGTAGCCCATGGGACCGAACTGACTTTATTGGGCAAAATAGAGCAACACCAAATACTTTTACTTCGGCATTATTTGGGGGGTATGGTGGAAATATGTATAATTTATTATACCCAACGACCATTATGGATTTAGGCCCAAGAAATGATTATTTACAAGATATTGTAATGTCAGATAAATATGATGGATATGTCGCTAATAAATTAAAATCAACTACTTTCTCAGATGTTACTGAATTATTAAATTTGTTCGTAATTACTAGGCTGGCTAATTCAAGTTTCTTACAACTATTAATTGGTGGAGGAAATGTGTTCTCATATTTTAGTAGAGTTAAAAATATGGTTGATGGGGATTACGCTCAGTCGATTTCAATTAATTCAGAACTTGGAGTCGCACCATTTCAATCGGCAAATTACCCCGACAGACCTGGACAAGATTCTATTTATATTAATACGCTTTCGGATGATGACCAAGTATTTGGAATATTCTACCAATCAGATACAAGACTAAGAGATTTAATTAGCCCAAAAAGGACAATTATTGACGATACTGTTCCGGCAACTAATGTGTGTGCGTTTAGTAATATTGAAGTTTCTTCCCAGGACGTTCCATTTTATCAATGGGAAGTTAGGACAAATAAAGTTGGTTCAAACGATAGTATTTTTGGTAGTCAAGTTAATGGGTGGATGACTGACCCGTTATCTACAACTAGTTTCTTTACTAAGAAATATCAAAGTTTAGATAGAATAGAATCAGCGTCAAGATATTTTAGAACTAATTCTACCGCAATGACTAAGTACTTTAAGGGTTATCTATATAGTGTTGAACCAAAGACCGTTACAGGTGTTTGTAGTATTTTTGGTAATGTTTTAACAATTTATTCTCCCATTCCACAACTTTTACAAGAAGGGTTTGTATTAAGTGCCGCAGGGATTATTCCAAACACTACGATAATAAGTCAATTAACTGTAACATTACCAAGTACAGCTGCGGGTGGTTCAGGTACTTATCTTATTGATACTCCGCAAAATTTTGTTGGAGGGCCATTTACCGCAGTAGGGTTTATATATAGCGCGGTATTAAGTACTCAAGACCAAAACACCCCTAAAGGTAGAGTAATAAACACAGGAGCTCCTTTCTATTTCTATTTTGGTTTGAAGAGAGGTGGTACCGCATTTGATAGATTTGTGATTAAATGGGTCGATACTAATAATATAACTGCGTAATATGGGGAATAGAATAGATACTCGAGTAGTTTTAGGGTCATTAAGGTACAAGTCGGCACCTGACACAAACCTAATGTTTAATGTACCTTTAGTTCAAACTAATAAGGAGAATATTGAATTTGATAGGAATATTAATATTGACTTACAACAAGTTTTTGATGATGAAAGACAAAAATCCGACACATTTAGACCTGTATGCAAGTTCTCATTATTATTTAACAATTCTTATAGTGGGTCAACTAATTACGTACCATTAGAAAATAATTTATATTATGTTAACGCTGTTGCAGCTGCTAAACTACAATGTGGGTATAATCCACAAACTGTTCTTTGGTCAGGGTTTCCACAATATAATGAGTTTGACTTTGTTCGCACAGATTATAATGTCCCAGGATATACTCAACCACCCAATAATCATATTACTTTTATACCTAAAAGTGCTTCAAGTTATAATTGGAATTTTTTTGTTAGTTATGCTTATGATAATGATTTTACAAAACCATTAGAGGCTATTGACCAAAAAAGTGGACAATTATTACAATGGATTTCTGGTGGAGGAATACCATTTATAATTAATAACACAACATTTAATGGACAAAATTTAGTATCATTTAGATGTCCGGTAAAACATGGTTTATCTATTGGTGAGCACGTAAAACTTAACTTCAGTTACATTGGAATTGACACATTTCAAGTATATTCATTAGGAGACCAAAAATCGGGGAGTGAAGAATACATATTCAATATATATAACGTTGGGTTTACTGGCGCTGTTTTTGTTAATAATAAAAAAGGTTTTTTTAAAAGAATTATTGATATTGAAAATCCTAATGATACTACCTCACAATATTATGTTAGAAGACATAAATTATTAACTAACTCGCAAGACGCGGTATTAGTTAACGCAGGATTTGACCAAAATATTTTTGGTAATAAAAAGAAATTTGAAAGTAGTGGATTTACGCCAAATCGAGTTGCTAGGGTTTCAACTAAAGAAGGCTCGCAATCATATACACTATCTTTTAATAAAGACATAAATATTAATCCTATTAGAGATAATCAAAAACGACCTATAAGTGAGTTATTTTTCACTGTCATTTGGAAAGGTTATTTTGGATTAATGTTTGGTACTAAAAAAAATCCAAATGATTATTTAGGACTTAAACAAGGTTATGAATTTAATTTACCGGTTGACCCCGCAAACAATCAACCTAGTTCTTGGTGGGAGAACCTAAACAGTTTATCCGACACAACATTTCCTGTTGGTTTTTATAACACACCACTTGGTGCTGGTTTAGGGCCTAATTCAGGGCCAATACCATTTACCTATATTGAATCGTTAAAACAAAATGATATTTTAGATGGGGATTTGTGTGAGTGGAATGAATCGGAACAAAAAGAAAGAGTTATCTCAAAATTATATCATAAGTACAGATTTAACCCATTTGTATTAAGCGTAACAGAACCACAACAATCACCCTCAAACATGTTTGGGTATTATTATCAACCTCATTACCCAATAAAGATTAGGGATTATTCTGATTATATTGAAACGGGTAGTAAACAATTAACTGAGGGTATCCCTGACTATGCGTTTTATTCGCAAAAAACCGATTCATTTATTTGGAGAGATATATACCAATATGGTTTTATTAATAATGGTATTGGGGTTAATTACCCATTTATTAATGGTACCCATTACCCTTATAATTATAATATTTTTAGAATAATTCCGGAAGGAAGTAATTATGGTATAGAAGGATTAACAACTGACCCTATTATCGATGGATGTGAGTAACAAATATAAATTTATATTACCGACAACGGATAAATATATTAATTTGCCAATAGAACTTAAATGGGATTTTTATGGTAGAGACGATAGTATTGAAATTTTCCAAGAAGAAGTTGTTGAAGATATCATAGGAGTTCCTGATGATTTTGAGATTTTAAGATTTGCCCACGATACTTACAGATTTGGAAACTCTTTTGAAGATACTAAAATAAATTATGAATTTAATTTCTATAACGGTAACCCAAATACTGTTGGAACCTCAACAATTGCGAATTGGGTATGTAGTTATTTACCTGAAGGGTTTTCAGCGACAGAAGTTTATTATTATGAAAAACCTTTTACCAAATCATTTTTTAAGTTAGATTTTTATGATAGTAATAGTGGTACAAATCAAACTAATTATTTTACTGTGATTTTACCCGTTCAACAGGGTCTTACTGAAAGTGTTAGTATTTCACCCATAAAACCAAACGTTGATATTAAAATACCTTCACAATTTTTAGATTATGTTGGGGACAAAGAAGGATTTTTTTTTTATTGGTTGAGAAAAAAAGAATTTATTGATATTAGTACGTTTTATATGTCCGCAAAATTTTTTGATGCCAGATTAGGTGTATTTGTTAAAATGATGACAGTACCACAATCCACGTTACCTAATGTCTTTTTATTTAATGGTGAAGATAAGTTTTATTATAAAGTTGTTTTAAACTCTGTTAATCAAACCTATAGAATTTTTAACATTTCTAACGGACTTAGAGTTGGTGAGGGAACCCCCATAAAATGGTATGAATATGTAAACCCATAATATGGATAATAGAATTTATTATATAAAAATATCTCCAGAAGTTATTAAAAACGATATCTTCAAGGTTAATATATACTCACCTTATACCGAAGATATTGAGATACCCTTTTGTTGTGATATATATACCCAGCAAGTTACAAAATATGTGACAGGACATACATATGTGTATTCATCCATGACTGAAATTTTATCAGGTGGAACCAACGGGGATTCAATCTTAACAGGACTTACGGTTCCAATTATGTTAACTGAGAATACGGTTGATTTAGGGTATTATTCAGTTTTTGATGGAATGGTGTTACAACAGGAAACTATGACTAATTTTTTGTTTTCTGCGACAACAACGTTCCCTAACGTATATTATTTTTATAATACTTCCGATACCGAGTTTAAAAAATATTTAGAATTTTCAAATTATTATGTTGATTGGGGTGACGGAACGCCAATACAAACAATAACAACAAACGCACCAAATTATTACCAACACACTTACTCAACAATTGGGGAATTTACTATTATTATGTCAGGAATGAGTCCATGGGGTTCAAATATTGTTAAAAAAACAGTTGAAGTTCCATTTACTAACATTGTAATAACTAATCCTAATGGTACCGCTTATTTTACACCTGCGGGTGGTAGTTGGAGTGGGACTATGTTTAATTATGATTACATTTTTAGTGGTGACGCTAGTTGTGACGCGCAAATAATGGACATTACAAATTTTACCACAGTCCCTTTTATTGTTACAGGGTACACTAAATCTTCTGTTAGCGATTTAGAAGTGTATGGAAATAAATATACTTTGTTTGGTGGAAAATATAATGTAGGGGTTCAAATAACTGGCACATCGGGAAACATTGGAACGTATTGGGGACCACACCCAACAGAACCATACACAGCATATACAATTAATGGAATGAATTACTATGATTATAGTGATGGTACTACAGTATTTGCGGTTGAGTCTTCGGGATTAACTCAAGATATGTTAATTTGTTCTGCAATTACAAAAAATGAGGTATTGATAAATGTAATTGATGAGGCTGAAGTTCAAAGTAATGTTTTTGTTGAACGAGGTAAACTATCTGGTTTGGAACGAATTGAAAGATTGGGGGAAATTGATAATATAGGTGACCTTGAAAAATACGGATATGGTTTTTTTGATATAATAAAAATATAATATGGATATTTATTGTTATGAAACAAAACAATTATCTAAATTAAAATGGGTTAATGAAAATATTAAACCTGTAGAAATTTTAGTTGTTGATAAAAGAAATAATGAAGTAATAAAAAAGAATATTTTATGAGTGTTGGAACATACGGAACAATAAGGCCAGCGGATGTCTCTCCCGAAGATGTAGAGATAATTTTGAATTTTACCCCATCAAGGGATGAAACGGATAATTTTATCTTAACTAAGTTAAATGCGACATCAATCTTAAGACCATACTTTAATAACAATGATACTGGTGGTAACCCTAATATTGAAATATTGGGTGGTTTATATAATTTAAGGTTACCTTCAGACCAATTTAATAAAATTGGTATCTATACCTTAATGGTTAGACCGGCCCAAATAAGAACAAGAATACTTGATTGTGGTGTTCTATCGGCATTACCAAATGTTAAAGGGTTAGTTATTGATTTAAATGACGTGCCAACTCAGTTTAGAAATAAATTTGTTAATCAAGGATTGGTTGGTTTTAGAATTGAATATTTAAATTCTGACGGAACTAAAGTACCTAATTTTTTTAGATTAATAACTTCATCATTTTTTTGTGAACCAGTTGTTCAAAACTTAACTAATACTTCTCAAAAAGCTATTAGATATAGGTATACTGATAATAATACAAATTTAATTTTTTGTACTGTTTCACCATCATCATCACCTACTAATAAGCCAAATGCAACACCGTATATTGGGCAACCTGACCAAGATATCATTATTACAAATACTTTCTTTAATCCAATAACATTGGATATTGAAATTGCTGAACACGATTTCTCAACATTGGCAATTGCATTGTTTGGTAATCAAACTAAGTCTATGGATGATGGTATCTACACATTATACGATACTCAAAATAACATATACAGACAATACAATTTATATGAAATTAGAGACCAATTTAATGAATTACTTTATGAGGTTAGACAAGATAGGGGAAATAATATTGACTTCAGTAAAAACTTTACAAATATAACGCAATAATGGCCGTTACAAAATATACTTGCCCACCTCAGTCCGCTTCAGGAGCTGGTACCTTTTCCGATAATTTAGTTGGTTTCCAATTAGTTACTGGCGGAGGTTTAACGCAAGGAAATTTTGAATTTGTTAGTTCTATTAATGAAAAAACAAATAGAACCTTTAATACGGGTAACTTCTCAGACCCTATCAGTTTAGATAGTATGGGTGTTAGTGGTGTGGTACAATCTAAATCTATTTTTGAAAATAACTTTAAGGTTTATCCTAATTTTGACATGAGTCAAATTACCAACTTCACATTATATGGGTCGATGGTTAAACGTATTTCAGTTTCGGTTGAAACCATTATTAGTAAGTTCCCTGCAGCATTAGAATCAACATTCATGGGGACTAACTATGTGACAGGTGCGACCGCAACTAACATTTTGTTTAATTCGGTTTACGATGAGACCGTTTTTGATTTGGACGTTTCAAAATTAAGAAATCCATTTGATATTGACTTTTCGGTTAACTCAACAAGAAATTTAGAATTAAAAGAAATTAGTGTATCTCCATTAAGAGATATGACAATCCAATATGCTAAGTATTCTTTATACGTTAATGGGGTTGGATATGATGTTAAATCTTTAACACCAACAACCAATACTTCTAGTGGAGTATTACAAATATCCGTTAGTGGAAACCCTTTTTCAGGACAAAGTATTGTATATTATAGTTTTGTTATTCGGCCTAACGACTATGAGGTTACTAAAATATTTAATGAAGATTTAGATGAAGTTGAAAATTTCTTATTAAATAGAAGTGTGACACCAATTTATACCGCAACATTTCAAGTACCAAGAGAATCTGAAGATGGAACATATTACACCTCAAATCAACCAATTACATGGCCATTGTATGGTGAGTGGAATATTGATATTATAACCAAATCATTTGAAAATTATTTAATACAATTAAATGAGGTTAGTGAGTATTTTGACATTTATACAACAAATTTAGTCTCAAGATTTTTAATTACAGGTTCATTTAAAGAATTTGATACTGTAACTCAAAAAATGGAAAAAGTTCTACAAATTTATGGTAGAAGTTTTGATGAAACTAAAAAATTCATAGACGCTTTAGCATTTATGACTTCGGTTAATTATAATGTTGGTAATGATATACCGTCACAATTATTAAAAAATTTAGCACAAACATTAGGATGGGGAATTAACATTTCACCAATAACCGAGGATGATTTTTTAGGTTCTGTGTTTGGTCAAAAAAATAAAGACAATTCACAATTTACTGGAACGTCACAAAAACAAACACCCGATGAATTAAATTATCAGTATTACAGAAATTTAGTATTAAATTCCGCTTACTTATTTAAATCTAAAGGAACAAGAAAATCAATTGAAGTTTTAATGAGATTGGTTGGTGCTCCTGAAGCCTTAGTTGAATTTAATGAATATGTTTATGTTGCTGACCAAAAAATTAATTTAGAACAGTTTGAAACACAATTCTATAATATTTCTGGTGGGACATACATTCAAGAATTACCGACTTACGAACAAGGTAATACCTTTAACATTATGGGAGTTACCTATACAGGTTTTACAACTCAAACAACAATTCAGGATGTTAATATTAACCGAGGAGAATACCCTATGGATTTTTATGGATATCCACAAGCACCTATCGACACTGAAAATTACTTTTTTCAGATAGGTAGCGGTTGGTTTGAACAAACACCAAAACACAGAGCTCCTGAACAAGTTGATTTAAATAATAGTGTATTCACAGGTTCTAACCCTAATTATCAAACAACTTTAATACCTTATTCATACGGTCAAGAATATCTTAATCGATTTAGGGACTTTCCATTTATGACATTAGGTTATAATTTGAGTGCAGTTCCTGATAATAATAAAAGTTGGACTGATAATGAAGTTGGAATAAGAAGTAATTTAGATGGAGGGATTAATGCTCGTTATTTTGCCGATGATGAAAGATTAGTATTAAATGTTAAAAATGTTGATTTATTTTTGAATCCTGCTCAAGGTATAGTATATGACGTATGGTACATGTCTAGACAATATAATTACCCAATCCCAAATCAAGGTTTAAATTATGTAGCACCAACTTATTGTAACCCACACCCAAATATCAAGTATCCACAAAGAGGTGGTGTGGATTGGACTGAAATCAACCCACAACCAAAAAGAAAAACATTCTTTGAGTTTGCTCAAACATTTTGGCAAAATACTATCAATGTTAGAAATAGACAATATGCCACAGATGGTAAAACAAGTGGTTATCCAACTTTATCTTCTATTTTTTGGAAGTATTTAGAGTCTCAACAGACAATAAATATACCTAACGATAATTTCACATATCAAACAATGATTGACTACGTGAATGGTATGGGAGATTATTGGATTAGACTTGTTGAACAAATGATTCCTGCAACAACTATTTGGAACACTGGTGTTAAGTATGAAAATTCAATATTTCATAGACAAAAATTTGTTTGGAGAAGACAAGAGTGTTGTAAATTTATACCAGTACCATGTAAACCATGTTCATTAACCTCAAACATATATCGATATGATTGTAATATACAATCAGTTGAATGTGGTGTGTATCCTTGGTATGGAAGTTCTACTATTAATAGTTTTAATGCGGTTTTAGGTCAAGCACTTAATAACTATCTTACTGCTAATGGTTATACCTTAAATAACTGTTTATTAAATACTTTAACAACTAATTGGTTTGTAGAAATAAAAATTAATGACTCAACTGTTATTCAATACCCATTTTTTGATGGAATTGGTTATACAAATATAAGTTTAAGCTCACCACAACCAAATGATTGGGATTCCGCATTATTAATAGCGTTAAATGATTTAACAATTTACGGATATGACTATTATTTAACAACTACCGATACTGTAGTTATTTATAATTCAATTTGCTCCACTTCAGCCTTTGGTGATAACTTTAAACTAAATGTTGGAATAAACTTTAATATTTTATGTAATTAATGTCTTGTACTTTATTATACACCTCAGCCATAACTGGTGATTGTTCAAATACTAATGTTGGAGCATTTAATATAAATATTAATGGTAGTGCTCCTGATTATTCAATTCAGTGGATTAATCCATCTTCTTTAGGAACTATAGCGTTAGGTGCTGGTATTACACAATATGAGGTTACATCATTATCTGCGGGGACTTACACATTTAATATTATTGATTCATGTATACCAACATTAACGGTTGTCCCCGTAAATGTATATATATCAAGTGGAACGTGTGTAAGTATTGATTCTCATACTAATGCTACTTGTGGTCAAAATAACGGTAGCCTTACCGCATCAACCCAAAATCTTTATGGTATAAGTCAATTCTACCTTTACGATACAATTAATGGTTATATTACGTCGGCGTCATCAGTAACAAATACTTTTGCATTTGATAATATGTTAAGTCCTGGGATTTATTATGTTATAGGTGATGACGGTGGTGGATGTTCAGGTAAGTCAGAAACATGTATTGTTCAAAGTGCGGAAACATTTGACTACGGATTTTATGTTGTTAATGATGCGGGGTGTGCAGTAAATTCAGGTAAAATATTTATTACAGGATTGACAGGTACACCACCATACACTTATTTATGGTCAAACGGAGAAACAAACTCATCAATTAGCGGTTTAAGTGCCTCGACTTACGGTGTTATTGTTACTGATGGTAATGGATGTACTATTTCTAAATCGGTAACGGTATTACAAGTGCCATTAGTTGGGTTAGGGGCTTTTACCTCAATTAGCCCAACTTGTTTTGCGTCTAACGGAGAAATTACGGTTACGGTAACAGGTGGAACCGCGCCATATTATTTTTCAGGTTCAAATGGGACTGTTTATATTACATTTGACCAAACTTATACTTTTACAAATTTAGCTTCAGGTGTTTTTACAGTACAAGTGACGGATGCTGGTTTATGTAATTTTGTTGCAAGTACAACATTATTACCTCCAGGAGGATTTAGTATTGTTGGTATTGGTGTTAATAATTCAAACTGTAACAATAACGGGGGGTCTTTAAACCCAATTCAATTATTTGGTGGTAGTGGTAATTACACTTATGATTTACAATATCCTGATGGAAATAATTTGGTTCAAAGTACAACAAATCAAAATTGGCAATTTACGGGACTTTCAGGTGGTACCTATAATTTAACAATTAGTGATGGTGTCTGTACCTTTACCAGTGCTTATACTATCAATAATACAGTTCAATTTAATTTGACGACAACAAGTACAGGAACAACTTGTAGTTTTACTAATGGGGCTATTAACTTAGAAATTTCAGGTAGTACAGGGCCTTATACTTACTCAATAAATGGGTCAAGTTTGGTTTCGCCTTTAAGTGCATATACATTTAGTAATCTGGCCTCAGGAACATATACTGCTAGTGTTACAGACTTTAGTGGGTGTCAACAAACTAATTCTGTGTTAGTTGCTCCATCCTCAAATCCTAATTTTATATTAAATGCGACAAATACAGTAAATGGTTCTGATGGTACTATCACCGCATACATAACTAATGGTGTACCACCATTTACTTTAAATTGGAGTAGTAACGTAAATGGACAAACAGGGTATACGATTAATAGTTTATCCGCTGGCACGTATTCACTTACAGTTATAGATTTTAATGGGTGTTCTACAATATCAAGTGTTATTATTACAGGTACAAATAGTGTATCATCCTATCAGACATATACAATATGTGATACTGATTTTATCAATTCACCAAATGCGATTAAAACCGGTCCTAAACAAATGTTAAATGAAGGTTTTTATGATTTAACAATTAATGATATAAATTGTGTTTTAAATGAGGCAATTTTTGAAGCGATTGTGAGTGTTAGTGGTAATGTTTTAACTCAACAATTTTATGCTGGTACAACATTAAACGAATATCCTGCAGATAATCAATTTTATGACACAATTACGGGGTTATTATTACAATTTGATGGTATTGCAAGTGTGGATATTAATCCCCTAACAAATACTATTCAAATTTTAACTGATTGTGAATCTTTAGTTTCTTTATCGGACGCTCAAGTTATTATTAACATGAAAATATATTATGATATCTCGTGCGTTAGTTGTCCTAGTCCTAGTCCAACACCAACATTAACACCAACACCAACTAACACTCCGACACCAACAGTCACACTTGGGTTAACTCCAACACCAACAAATACTTCAACTCCAGCAAATACGCCAACACCTACACCAACAAAAACACCAACTCCAACACCTTTACCGATAATACCAATATGTTCTGTATTAATTAATAATGGTGTTGACGTATCCGCCTATTTTCCATCATCAAATACTAACGTATTTTTAGGTAATTCTTTTCCATCATCACCAGATATTGCACATACAACAACTAAACTATGGATGTATGATGGGTCGATAATTAAAGAATATAACATAACATTAAACCCTTGGTCAAAAACTTTCAACAGAAACATTGCATACCCTTCAGGTGTTTCTTTAGGGTTTGGTTTAGGGGCCATTAGCAACTCTCTGTTAATCTCAACAAACGTTTCAGTATCTCCTAATCAAATAATTACTTTAGATATTAACACAAGTACCGCAGTTTCAACTGTAATTGGAACACTAGGGGTTGGTAGGACTGTTTCGGGTGATATTTTATTAACAACTACAAATAAAATATTAGTTACTAATCAATCTACTACTGGTCCTTTTACATCTACATATCTAACCCAATATAGTTATCCGTCAGGTGCTTTTGAAGTTGAGGTCGATATTACGTCAACCATACCTTTTCCGTATGGTATATTTATCGATAGTAGTAAAATATATGTTTGTAACAGTGGTGGTCAAATATATAAGGTTAATGTTAACTTCCCATACGCACAAACATTATTTAATAACTCAGGATTAACCATTTTAGGAGCGTCTCAAGTACCAAGTTGTTGTAATACTAACCTAAACTTACCTATAACATCCTATACTTGGTTTACTAATCTTGATACCTACACATCATCTGATATTACTCCCTGTATAGCCACTGGTTGTGGGGCAAATTTATACACAGCAACATCGACAATAGCTCCTGGAATTGTAATATATCAGGATAATGCTTTAACAATACCATTTGTTGGCACTAATTATGGTCTTTCAGGTGGTGGATGGGGTAGATTGTTTTTATCAGATGATTGCCCAATAACTGGATTGAGAAATGTTGCACAAGTAAATGGTTCAGGACAAGTTCTAAGTAATTATACATGTTAATATATGACAAACTCAATTAGTTTACTGGTAATTAATCAATTGGGTTTTTTTTACCTAAACCACCATAAAGTCTCATAAGTTTTAGAGATTCATGATAGTTTTTTTCTAATCTGTCTAGTTCTTTTTCAGGGACACCTTTTTCACAGGCAACCTCATACGCATCTTTAGATTCAGAAACCAATTTTGATATTGTTTTTAGTAGTTTCATATAGTATAAATATCTACCAAAACACCATTTATTAAGATGGATGATTAATTATATTTATTTTAAAACATAAAATGGATAAAAATTTAAGATTTGTATGTGCCCAACCTGATGTACCATATTTTTATTGGCAAGTTAGGGTGTACGTTGAAAATTTTATAGAAAAAGGTATTTTACCAAACCAAATACATGTTATTTTTGGTATAGTAACACCAAATACTGAACCAACTTCAGATTCGTTAAAATTAAAAGAATTGGGAATTAATATCCATCATTATTTAGATAACAGAGAACAAAAACATTATATTCCAAATATTAAGCCATTTTTAATTCATAAATGGTTAAAGGAATTCCCTCAACACGGAGAATGTTTTTTCTTACATGATGCTGATATAATTTTTAGAGAATTACCTGATTTTAAAACATTAATGGAGGATGATGTTTTATATCTTTCAGATACTGTTGGTTATATTGGGTTTAATTACATTATGGATTGTTGTAAAAGATATGAATCTCATCACCCACAATCTAAACAAGGTCAATTACTACAAGAAATGGTTGATGTTATTGGTGTTACGACCGAATGTGTTGAATGTAATGAAAATAATTCAGGCGGTGGTCAATATTTGATTAAAAAAACAGATTGGATGATTTGGGAAAAAATCTATATGGATTGTACGCCACTATATGACCAAATGATGGATTACCAAAAACGTTTCCCAATAAACCAAGGTGAAATACAATTTTGGACTGCAGAAATGTGGTCTTTATTATGGAACTTATGGTATTTTGGAAAAGAAACTAAAGTAGTTAAAGATTTAGATTTTTCATGGGCAACCGACTCAATTTCTATTTACGAACAAAGACCAATACTTCATATGGCGGGAGTAACTTCAGATATGAAAACAATTAAATTTTATAAAGGTGATTTTATTAATGTTAATCCATTAATTAAGTTAACAGAAAATTTTGAATATTTTGATTATGTTGAAGAACATAGTTCTACAAAAAAATATATAGATGTTATGAAATCTATAGTAAAAAAACAATAATCTGATTATTTATAGTATAAATAACAATGACTAACACGACATCTTTACTTCAACAAAAAAACGAATGTGATGTAATTACAATATTTCCAATGACCGTTGAGTGTTTAGTTAACAATCCGTCATCACAAAATGCGACTGATGGTAGCTTATCTATTTCTATAACAGGAGGAACACCACCATACATAGTTGCTTGGAGTAATGGTAATATATCTCCGGCAATTAATAATTTAGGTGCTGGTAGTTATACAGCAATAGTTACTGACTATTCTTGGTCAGGGAGTGGTCCTGATTATACGGCAACTACAACATGTGTGTTAACCGCACCTATAATACCTGTAACACCAACACCTACACCAACGGTTGTGCCTGTATTACTCTATGATATTTGTTTAACAGTGTATATACAACCAAGTAATTATCAAATGCACTTTAATCCTAATGGTATATATAATGGTATATATAGTAGTGGTTATCAATCATGGATATCAGATGACTCAGTATACCAAATTGTTTGGGCTACAATAGACAATCGATGGAGGGTAATTCCGAACACAACAAACCCTGGTGGTGGAAGTGTTTATATGTTACAATCACCATCACCATATCCGCCTTTAACGGGATGGTATGTAATTGGAGCATTAGGAACTGTTGTGTCAAATCAAGGTCTTTGTGTGCCGTTACCAAGTAACCCGTCATTTACATATTCACTTACTCAACCGACTTGTACATGTGATGGTAATATAATTATAACGGCTTCTAATGGAACACCACCATATCAGTACTCAGTTGATAATGGAGTGACATTCACTAGTAATTCAGGGCTCTTCACAGGAAAATGTCCTGGAACTTATAGTTTACAAATTAAGGATTCGTTAAATAATTTAAGTACTGTTTCTACGGCTACCTTAAATAATTTTATTGGAACAACAACATATACTCTTAGTTTGTCACCGACAGTTATTGTAACTGTAAACAATAACACAACTTTAACAAGACAATTTACTGCTACCGTAAATGTTTCACCACCAATCCCTGTTGGAACAACAATTACGTTTGATGCACAACACATAAATCAGTTTGGTAGAGGGCCTGCCCCAACTGATGCGACTATTGTGACTAATAGTGTTTTAACTAAAAATTCAACAGTAATACCAATAACTTCAAGCCCGTCATCAAGTAATACTACAACACAAATAGGTGCCGGTTGTCAATCGGCGGCATTAAATAATACAGGTCAAATTGATAACTGGGTTTCGGTGTCAATGACAAATGGTGATACCATGGTTATTAATACCACAACAACTATGACTAAAATACAACCAGTACCTAATTGTTTCTTCGCAGAATTCGGTGACACATTTTTTGCGGTAAATGGGGTTATTAATGGATGTAGTTGTTGTAGGTTAATTATGCCAAGTAAAGCGGTATAATAAAATAAAAATTAAGGATATTTATAAACATGACTTATATATTAAAAAATACCTCGGGATTAATTAATACTAGATTAACAGACACTGGAAGACAAAAATTATCTCAAGGCAACTTTAACATCGAGTATTTTCAAATTGGTGACGGAGAAGTTTCATATAACTCTTTACCAAGTTCATACAATCAAGCTAATACAAACATATTTGAACCTAATTTTAATTCACAAAATTCAGCACCAACACAATCAAATAAACAATATGTAAAATATCCTTATTATGTTGATGGTGTAACAGGTAATACTTATGGTATTCCGTATTCAGACCCTGTAGTTTCTCCGGTATATAACCGAGCGGCAATGAGAGGATTTTTTACGGCAGACCTTAGTGCTACAACAATTAATTGGAGCGCAATTACAAATAGTTCTCATGTTATTAATTCTAATTATGTTGTTGATATGTCAGAATTAACCGGCGGTACCACTATTATGTTAATTTATTCAGGTTGTAACACCAATATTGTTAGAATGCCTGCTATAGGTGATTTATTAACAATCTATTATGATGGTAATGGTGAACACAATTGTGCCTGTAGTACTTACCCAACGCCAAGCCCAACACCTTCACCAACCCCAACTCCAACCCCATCATATGACCCTTGTATCTTACCACCAACACCAACTCCGTCACCAACATTTTGTCCAATAACACCGACACCAAATTGTGACCCTGTTGTGGAACCAGAATGTCTTATGGATATGAGTAGTTGTTACCCAATGATGACCTATAAAATTGTCGATATTTGTTTAGGTGTTTACACATTAGATAGGCCAACACCTAATTTTTCAGGAAGTTCAAATGTTTGTTATGCGAGAACTATCGTATATCCGCCAAATATGACATCACTTTATGATACACTAACACCATGTAAACATTGGAATGAGGATGTTATTAATTTTGAGTCTGTTTGTTATACAGATGAGTTTGATGTTAAAATTTGGAATATGAATATTCCATGGTCGGAAAATCCTGCGGGGTTAATTCCGACAATAAATGAAGGATTTGCGGATTTTGGTTCAGCGACATATATCGGGTCAAAAGAATATTTGGGTTATATGTCGAATAGTGGGCAGACTGACAGCAGTTCAGTATACTACTACAACTCTTTCGATGAAAAAGTTACTGTACAACCAAAAGACCAAAAATCTATCGCCATTATTCACTATACAAATCAAAGTATTGATTTCTTTTATGGTGAAAAATTTGCATTAGAACCTTATGACCCTACGGCACCCGCTAATACTATTGGGCAAGCAAGAAACTTTAGACTACATATTCCATGGCTTATGTGGCATAAAAATCCTGAATGTTGTTTAGGTGAAACTTTTTGGGTTGACCCTCCAGGGTATGACGGATTAAATTTATTTCAAGTACAATACTTGAAATCTACTAAGAATGCGGATATGAATAACCCTGGTATGAGATACTACCAATTATGGGATACTAATACAAATGATGACGGGTTCCCAAGTAGAGTTGGTAAAGTTTTTCCTGACCAAAAAATTATAGTGATTGATGATGAAGAGATTATTGCTGCTATGTCTTATAAATCAAATCGTAATTGGACTCTACCTTCACCAAAACTTACTTTAGTTGCTCCAAATACATGTGGTACTAATAATACTTCATATATTGGTGTGTTAACAGGTGATACTGAGTATATGTATGTAACTTATAGAATTAGTAATACGATTAATTTTACTAATTCATTACATTGTAACTATTATACTAGAATACAAGGTCCAAATTTAACTTGTGTACCAAGTGCGTCGCAAAACGTATCAATTAGGTTTGGTCCGGAGTTTGGTTGTTTAAATCAACCAGATTATACACCAACAACTACAACAACTACAACTACAACAACATTATGTCCATCTGTTTGTTATACGCCACAAGGATTTTACGGTGATAAATTTGAAATTATATGTCAAAAAGTTATTGGTGATATTAGACCTGATTCGTCCGAGTGGAAAATAATCGATGTAACATCACAATTAAGTGCAACAACCGTTGGAGGGTATATTACTCAAAACGGTATAACAGGTAATACATTTACTATTACTCAAGATGATTATGATAATGCGCCTTATTACGATTTAAATACCTATATACCTCTAACCCCTGTTGGAAGCACTACACCATCTTTAAATTTTGGGGACGAATATTATTTCTACGGTTCATTAGAAACGGATATTCAAGCTACAATATATGAGATGAGGTATAAAATTAATTTAGGTGTTGCGGAATTTCAGGCAACTTCAAACCCAACATGGACTCAAGGGACTGACTCATATATAACTGATATTGGTCTTTACGATTCTGATAAGAATCTTATGATTATATCAAAGATGCAATCACCTGTTTTAAGACAAGGGATTCAACAGTTCCTGGTTAAATTTGATTTCTAATTTTAGGGTTGGATATAATCACTAAAACTTTTTTATAGAACAAAAAATGATTAGAAATAAATTAAAAGAAAGTCCAAAAGTATTAGGTCTTGATGTATCAACTCGAACAATCGGTGTTGCATTATTTGATATACAAAGTAGAGAATTATTAGAATTAACTCACGTATCGCCAGTTCCAAAACCAAAAGAAGAGTCTAAAATTAAAGAATTATTACTTAAGAGTGATATTTTTAGAAATAAGTTAATTGAATATAAAGACTTAGGTATTGTTAAGGTTATTATTGAAGAACCATTATTAAATTCTAATAATGTTTATACTATTAGTATTTTATTAAGATATAATACCTTAATTACTAAAGAAATTTATGATGTTTTAGGTATTGTACCTGAATTTATATCCACCTATAATTCACGTAAGTTCGCTTACCCTGAATTAGTTAGAGAAAACAACAAAAATAAGTTTGTTTTATTTGGGGGATTCCCAAAAGACTGTGATAAAAAACAAATTATATGGGAACAAGTCGCAAAAAGGGAACCACAAATACAGTGGTTATATACTCGAAACAATACATTAAAGAAAGAGAACTTTGACCAAACAGATGCCTATACTTGTGTGTTAGGGTATATGAGACAAGAAAAACTTTGGTAATATCGTGTAAATAACCGATAATATAGAATATCGTCTTTTTAGACGATATTTTTTTTTACCTTAAAGTTTTGATTTACTCAATTTTATACAGTAGTTGAGGTTATTATAATTGGAACACCACAGTTTGCGGTTGTTACTGTAAAAGAATAGTTTATTTCAAAAACTTGGTCAATAGATAATACAGAGTTGTTGTATGAACCAATACTTAATTGAGCATTAGAAATAAACGAAGTACAAAATGATGAAGGTACCATTGCCTGTAAATAAAGTGATACCACATCACCTGTTTGAACTGGAAAAGTATTTGAATAGACGCCCTGTGATAAACTAGATTGAAACGTATATACTATAACACCATTAACTTTTATATTACCCGTTGTCCAAGAACAATAAGTTTTTGTGTGAGTGTAAGACATGGTACAAGGTTGTGGTGTTACAGTTGTGGTTGTTGTAGTTGTTGGTGTTGCCGCAGCAGAACAAGCATTACAACTAGGGTATGTTGAGAAACCAGTAAAGTAATTACCAGACCAAGTAATTACATTTGTATTTGGGGAAAATTGTCCCGGTGAACATAAGGAAGAGCCAATAAATTTCCAACACACCCCTGTAGTAGGGTTACGTAAAACATTCCCAACAATAGTTGTTGGTGTTGCCGGTACAGTTTGAACTACGACCTGCAGGGTACTAGATGAATTGTTACTATTGTTAGTACAATCTGTAAACACATAATAAGTTAAACATGGAGTTGGAGTTACGGTTGGTGATGGTGTTGGAGGTAATCCTGATGTTACGGTAGGAGTTGGCGTTTGTGTTGGTGTTTGGGTTGGCGTATTTGTTGGTGTACTTGTTGGCGTAATAACACAGTTTAAACAATCACCTAAATTAGAAAAACCAAAAGGACCTGCAAGTAAATCCATTTGGTTAATACCTATGATATCGTTGTTTACCCCAATATAACTCACACATTTTGACACACCATCAACAAGTGATTCAAAAACCATATATATTTCTATATCAAGACCTGGAGTTGGGTTCTCAAGGACACTTGTTGTATAATACATACTACCATTAAAACAGTCTTGGAATTGTTTACTTGATGGACATTTAATTAAGTCATTAACAGTATTAAATGTTACGTTTCCTAAAAAGTCACACGGTCTGTCAATTGCGGGTGTAGGTGTTGGTGTGGTTGTTACTGTAGGTGTTGGTGTTGGTGTAATAGAACTAATCGTTGCATCAACACTAACATTTGAACATACATTTATTGGTGTCTGAGTAGGTGTCTGAGTAGGTGTTGGTGTCTGAGTAGGCGTTGGTGTTGGTGTAGGAGTATAGTCACAATCAAATAATGCGGTAAAGTCAACATCACACGGTAATGTAGGCGTTGGCGTTGGTGTAGGACAAATACCTGCAAGTAAATTGTCGTCACATAAATCAGGACAAATACTATAACAAGGTGATTTACCTGATAATAAACAAATACCACCTAAACTGGTCGATAAACACCATTGAGTGTTTGTTGTGTCATAATAAATAAATAATGAATTTAATGTACCAACCCAATAAAAATTAATACCATAAGCACCAACTCTTACGTAGTTATCGTTCCATAAGGCATTACCAGTATCATATAAACAATAGTTTATCACCGTACAAAAACCTACAGGTATTGATGTTTCAGTTGGTGTTGGTGTTGGTGTTTCAGTTGGAGTAGGGGTATTTGTTGGTGTTTGGGTTGGAGTTTCGGTTGGTGTTGGTGTTTCAGTTGGGGTTTGTGTCAACCCATTTGTTGGTGTATTTGTTGGCGTTTCAGTTGGTGTTGGAGTGTTAGTTGGTGTTTGGGTTGGAGTTTCAGTTGGAGTATTTGTTGGAGTATTTGTTGGAGTATTTGTTGGTGTTTCAGTTGGTGTTGGTGTTGGTGTTTCATTTGGAGTTGGAGTATTTGTTGGGGTTGGAGTATTCGTTGGTGTTTCAGTTGGCGTATTTGTTGGTGTTTCAGTATTTGTTGGAGTATTTGTTGGTGTTTCAGTTGGTGTTGGAGTGTTAGTTGGTGTTTGGGTTGGAGTTTCAGTTGGAGTATTTGTTGGAGTATTTGTTGGAGTATTTGTTGGTGTTTCAGTTGGCGTTGGTGTAACTGTTGGTGTTGTAGTATTTGTTGGAGTATTTGTTGGTGTAGGTGTATTTGTTGGAGTTTCAGTTGGTGTATTTGTTGGTGTTACAGTATTTGTTGGGGTAACTGTTGATGTAGGTGTGTTTGTTGGGGTATTTGTTGGGGTATTAGTCGGCGTTTGAGTCGGCGTTTGAGTCGGAGTATTTGTTGGAGTTACAGTATTTGTTGGAGTATTAGTTACAGTATTTGTTGGAGTATTTGTTGGAGTATTTGTTGGAGTATTTGTTGGTGTTTCAGTTGGAGTATTTGTTGGAGTTACAGTGTTTGTTGGAGTATTAGTTGGCGTAGATGTTGGAGTTTCAGTTGGGCTTGGTGTAGGAGTATTTGTTGGAGTTATTGTATTTGTTGGTGTTACAGTATTAGTTGGAGTATTAGTTGGAGTATTAGTCGGTGTATTAGTTGGTGTATTTGTTGGAGTTACAGTATTAGTTGGCGTTATTGTATTTGTTGGTGTTGAAGTATTTGTTGGAGTATTAGTTGGAGTTGTTGTTGGTGTTGGTGGAGGATTTGTTGAGGTAAGAGTTGGGGTGGGTGTTGGAGTTTCAGTTGGACTTGGTGTAGGAGTATTTGTTGGAGTTACAGTATTTGTTGGTGTTGGTGTATTTGATGGTGTTGAAGTATTTGTTGGTGTTATTGTATTTGTTGGTGTTGATGTATTTGTTGGCGTTATTGTATTTGTTGGTGTTACAGTATTAGTTGGAGTATTAGTCGGCGTATTAGTCGGCGTATTAGTTGGAGTATTAGTTGGAGTTGGAGTTGGTGTTGGGGTTTGGGTTGGAGTGTTAGTTGGAGTTGGAGTTGGGGTAGGTGTTGGGCTAAGTGGTGGTGTACAATACCAACTTGGAGCATTACACATGTTTAGAGTAACAGTTACAGTTGAATAAGTTGCGTTAGTTTTAACGTCATTAACATAATAATATGGAGTTGGGTTTAGTATAGAAACGCACATGCTGTATATACCATTCACCTCAAATGGGTATGATAAAGTTTCTCCAATCTGACAATCATACATGTCAACAAATATTACTAAGTCAATTGAAGGGTCAGTATTACCTGTGGCACTATTTAAGTCCTTATTATCAATATAAATGTCAACACACGTACAATTTGGTAATGGTATAATATCGGGACTATCACATTTTCCAGTATGGTCGACCATACAAGCGGCACAACCACCTCCAGGTGTATACTCAAAATAGGTGTTAACACTATTATAGTTAGTTTCAACACCTGTCGCTCTGGCCTCCCAGCATATATCATTTGTATCATAATAAAAGTTACCTACAATAAACTCTGAGTCCGCAACTGCATCAATTGTTGGTGTACATGGCCTAATAATTATTGAAGTGTCATAACAACATCTTAAAAATACTGTATTACATTCTGGTTGTTGCGGCATTTATTTTAGTTTTTTTGTTATATGGTTATCTCAGTCTATAAATACCTTTAAGGTTCTTTTTATTTTTAAAAAAAATTGTAATACGAATAACGTTTTTTACAAATTTCTTACTTAACCCAACGTAAATTTGTTGTATATTAATTAATCTCATATTCCATTCCTATAATAGTATCAATTTAGGTTTTAATGGTTATAAACTTAAATAAGTGATAACTTCACAACTATTATTATCAATAACCTTTAGATTAAAACTTAACTGACTTCCCATAACTGACGGAATAACAAACGAGTATGGAGCCGAGTTGATTGTGTCAATATAAATACATATTGTTATTGGGTCGTCACAAAGATAAATATCAAATGGTGATGCTCCTGTAATGTTGTTAATTGTTATATTTGTTGACATTGAGATTTCTTTTTAGATAAATATAATCAGAGCCAAAAACTTGTGAAGGTTGATTAACTTAATATTTTTAATTATTATGTGTTATATGTCAGACGATAAAGAAATTTTATTAGAATTACTTAGGGAAATCCTTGGTGATGAAAAACAACATTATGAGTCTAAAGGACAAATCGCGTTCGACTGTGTAATATGTGATGAAGATAGACATAAAGGTAATTTAGAGGTTAACTACTTACATCACGTATATAAATGTTGGAGTTGTGGTGATGTTAATAATACTAAAGGACCTCTTGGTAAATTATTTGACCAATTTGGAAATAAAAAACAAAAAAAAGTCTATAAACTACTACAACCCGAAGAGTTTAAACCCAAAGAAGAAAAATTTCAAAAATTAAGACTACCTGAAAGTTTTACTTTATTTAAGGACTCAAGTACCGTTTATCCTGTTAGAAGACAAGCCTACAACTACTTAAAGAACCGTGGTATTGGTGATGATATTATTGAAAAATATGGTATTGGATTTTGTGATAATGGTTCCCATAAAGGTAGAATTATTGTACCATCGTATGATAAGAAAGGTGAACTAACTTATTATATCGCAAGAAGTTGGGACCCAAACACACGAGCTAAATATAAAAATCCACAAGCGGAAAAAGATAAAATAATCTTCAACGAACACTTAATTGATTGGAAAAAAGATATATTTTTAGTTGAGGGTGTTTTTGACGGGTTTTTCCTACCAAATAGTATTGCAATGTTGGGTAAACATATGAGTGAATTATTATTTAACTCGTTATACAATAAAGCAAAAAAAAATATAATAATTTCATTGGATGGTGACGCTTGGGACAATTCAACTAGATTATACGAAGAATTAAACGGTGGTGGTCTATATGGTAAAATAAAACTATTAAAATTACCAAAAGATAAAGACGTTTGTGATTTAAAAGGTGAGATTAACGACTATTATTATACTATGAAGTTTTAATATGGAAATTGGTAAATTAATTAAAGTTAAAGTTGGTGATATCAAAGCTCCTGAATGTATTGTTTGGACGACGGACAATTTAGATATGGTTGATGAAATTATTAAGAATTACGATGTGAATATTAGTGCAATTAAGATATCAAAAGATTTTAAACTCATTGATGGTGGTCATCGACTTTGTATACTTTGGGAAGAATATGGGGATAAACATGAGATAATGGTTAGACAAGTACCAATAAATCAATGGTTGTATTATACCATATTATTTACGTTTTTACCAATATTATTTCCCGTGGGAATTGTTTTGAGGGTTTTAGAACAAAAAAAAAATAAAAAAAATGGAATTAAATAAGATTGCAGAAGAAATTCGAGAGATTTTACAGAAAAGGAGAGATGAGTTAGATTTAACCTTTGTGGAGGACACTCACACATATTATATGAAGGATTTAGATGGTAATATCAAAGATGATTACCCTTCGGTGAGTAAGGTTATGAAATATTTTTACGAGGAGTTTGATAGTGAAGGTATCTCTTTAAGAAAGGCTAAGGGTGACCTTGAAGTCCAACAACAATTACTTGATGAGTGGAAAGCTGCTGGTGATTATTCTACAAACATGGGTAGTAGAGTACACTATTTGTTAGAGAAGAAACTTATAGAAATGTTTGGTAATTACAAGGAAGTGCGACAACCAATTTTTGATTGTGACTTTACACAGATACTTAAAGGTGATTCAATGGTCTCGGCTGGAAGTGATTATTTAAACCTTATGATTGAAAGAGGTGCGGTGTTATTAGATACTGAGATTGTGTTAGGTGACCCTGAATTAGGTTATACAGGACAACCTGATAAGGTGTGGTTAATCTTTAATAAAGAAATGACCGAGTTTGGTTTGATAATTACCGATTGGAAATCCAATAAACCTAAAAACTTTGAACAGACTCATTTTACGACAAAAATGAAATACCCATTTCAAAAACACCCAAACAATGCTTTAGGTCACTATTTCACACAATTACCATTCTATGGTAAATTGTTACTTAAAATGTTGAAGGGTACTAAATATGAAAATATTAAACTATACGGATGTATTGTTGTTTTAGTAAAAGAGATTGGTGAGTATGAGGAATTTAGAGTACCTAAAGAAGTAATTACAACTATTCTTGATATGGATATGAAAAAATATTTGACTAAAAAATAAAAAATAACTATATTTTATTATGAAAAATAATATAACATTGGTATGGGTACATACCACAACTTTGGATTATTTTATTCCAAATGGATTAACAATAAATTATATAATTAAATAAAATGGAAGATATTTTAAAACCAAAAATTGACCTTAAAAAACAACCAACTGTTGAATGTGAAAAATGTTCCTCAAAATATTTTAAAGAAGTTGTTTTGATAAAAAAAGTTTCTAAACTAATGACTGGTAGTTTTGATGATACGTTAGTTCCATTCCCAACATACCGATGTGATGACTGTGGGCATGTTAATGCGGATTTTGTGTTATTTGACGAAGGTAATAATACTAATTTAGTTTAAGATGGACTATAAAGAATTTTACATTTGGTTAGATGGGTTTATGACAAATAGATGTTGGACAACAATTAAACAAATTGACATTCAAAACATTCAAGATAAAATGAAAGAAGTTAAGGATGATTTACCTAAATTGGGCGGTAATAAGATATCTAATGAATTTATACCAAACGCGGTACCAAACAATCCTTTAAGGGATATGATTTGGGATATCCGCAAAAAATAGTAATGTGATTATGATTGAAGATATTAAAGTTATACACCTTAAGAGTAATGCTCAACAACTTGAAACATGGATTGCCATGTTAAATGGTGAAATTATAGGTCACATATATATGGAACGAGAAGAAAGTAATAAAATAAAATTTTTAGATGCTTGGGTACATGAGGAACATAGACTAAAAGGTGTTTTTAGAATGTTGTGGGACACTAGATGGGAATATGTTAAAACTCGTTATAGTGGGTATACAGTATATGCTTGGTGTAAACCAGGTTCACTACCATTATTAATTGAAAAAGGATTCACTGAAGGTGAGACATCAACTTATGTTGAAAAAATAATAGAATAAATAAATTAAAACTATGAAAAACTTATTAACCATCATTGTTAGTACATCAATTCTTATTGGAATATTTGCCGCCATTATCAATAATAGAGCGAATACCAAATTCAGTGGAGTAATAAAAGATAAAGAAAGAATAATTGATAGTCTTAAAAAAAACCCTCATGTAGACACTCTATGGTTATCATTACCTGAAGACTCCATCAAGGTTCAAATAGGAAAACAATTAAAAAAAATTCAATCTCAAAGGGATAGAAATAGGGCGTTAAAAGAATATATTATTTTCTTAGAAAATGATAACCAATTTTTAGGTAGTGTTCTTGCAGAGAAAGAATTAAAAGACGGTATGAAATAATAAATAAATTACTAAAAATATAAAAAATGAAAAAAAGAACACTTAACGAGTTAAGACAAGAAAAAGAATTTGGTTATAAGGCACCATTAACAAATACAGAAATTAATGAGTTGTCAATAACTCAACAAATTAAAACCCAATTAGAAAACTCTAACATAAATGTTGTTATTACACCAGTTATGTATGACCCAGATGGGTTTACACCTGTGTTAGGTGTGTTAGTAAAAAACGAGGATTCTAGTTATACTAGAAAATATACAATAACGGTTAAACCTAACAATTAAATTATGAAAAGATACCCCGCATTATTCATTAAATGGTTAGCTAATCGTTTTGGATATAAAATTGCAATGATTAAAATTGATGGTAATAATAAACAGGATAGAGGAGAAACTTTCATACCTCACACAATAATTGAGGGTGATTTAGAGATATTGACATATTTGGATATCTCAGGATACATTTTTAAAAAAGAACCATTTAATAGAAGTAAAAATGATTGATATGTTATATAGATTAAGATACAAATTATTAAAATATGTGTTGTGTAATCAACGTAACATTAATAAAACAACAAAGATTACCCTAAACGATTAAACTTAATTTAAATTGGAAAATTATTTAGAGGTGGGTCAAACACCACTTATCCCTATTGATATTGATGGAGTTATTATTTGGGGTAAGGCAGAATTTATGAACCCATCAGGTTCTGTTAAAGACAGACCAATCAAAAACATTTTAACACGAGCGGTAGAGAATGGTTTATTATCCAAAGGAGGTACCGTTGTTGAAGCAACTAGTGGAAACGCAGGTATTTCATTTGCAATGTATTGTGCTGAAATGGGGTTTAAATGTGTTATCGTAATGCCATCTAACATGAGTGAAGAACGTAAAAAAATGTTACGTCTTTATGGTGCGGAACTTATTGAAGTTGGACCTGGTGATTTTGATTCTGCAATTAAATTAAGAGATGAATTGGCAGAAAAAAATGGATGGTTTAATGGAAATCAATTTGCATCGCCTTGGAATGTAGAGGCTCATAAAGAGGGAACAGGTGTTGAACTAATGTATCAGGCAATTAGTAATAAAATTAGACCATCAGCATTTGTATTAGGAACTGGCACTGGTGGAACACTAATGGGGGCGGGAGAAACACTTAAAAATTTTTATTATGATATGGAAATTGTTGCGGTTGAACCATCAGAGTCACCAGTAATGAGTGGAGGAGAATCAGGATTACATGGGATTCAGGGAATTGGTGATGGTTCTAAGTTTATGGTTGATTTAGATTTTGTTGACCACATTATTACAATATCAACAGAAGA